GTGCTTGATTCTGGCGCGGCTATCGACTGGGAAATCCACCCAACAGGAACAGGCACAGGCGAGAAGTATTACGCAGGCGCAGGAATCGTGACTGCTAAAACTATCTCAGCGTCATACGATGGTCTTGTTGAGGCGTCCTTCTCTGTGCAAGTATCAGGCGCAGTTACAGAAGCGGCTAACTAATGGGTCTCGCTAAAGAATTGCGGGCGCGTCGTAAAGGCTCGCGCCGCAAAATTAGCGTTGCAGAATGGGGGGACGGTGACGGCGATTTCGTTTTGTTCTGTCGCCCCCTTACCTGCTATGACCTTAATGAGTTGCAGAAGCGCCACCCTCAAGTAATGCAAAACCCTAGCATTGCCGCAATGGTTGACCTGATCCTTATGAAAGCTGAGAGCAAGGATGGTGAAAAGCTGTTTACCTCGGCTGAAGATCGCATGGACTTAATGGGGGAGGAGACAACCGTTGTCTCTCATATTGCCAACGAGATGTTTGGCACTATCGAGGGGTTTGAGGATGTCGAAAAAAACTAAAGTCCGATCAGTCTCGGATGAACTTAATTGCCTTGGCTGATCGGTTACACAAGACCATTGAAGAAGTAGAGCAGATTTCGGTTACTGAGTTCCATGAGTGGCTCGCTTACTTCAAGATCATGAGCGAGTCGAAAGATGGCAACTGAAACCGTAAGCATCGTCATTAAGGCGTTTGACCAAACGCAAAAAGCCTTGCGTGGTATCAAGGCCGCATTTGGCAAGCTCTCTAAGGTATTCTTTAGCTTTAAGACCGCGCTAGTTGCCGCAGTAGGCGCTGGCGGTCTTGGTCTGCTCATCAGTCAGTCTCTTAAGTCGATTGACGCTCTAGCCAAAACGTCTAGCAGGATAGGTACGACTACCGACGCCTTATCCAAACTGCAATATGCTGGGTCACTTGCGGGCATTGAAACAAACACGCTCAACATGGCTATGCAACGCTTTGTTCGCCGTACTGCGGAAGCGGCAAACGGCACAGGCGAGGCAGTTAGCGCCTTCAGAAGGCTACGATTAGACGCAGAAAAACTACAGCAAGTGCCTCTTGATGAGCGCATGAAGTTGCTGGCAGAGTCATTTAAAAACCTAAAAAGTGAAGAAGAAAAGCTGGCAGTTGCGTTTAAGCTTTTTGACTCTGAAGGTACTGCTGTCATTAACATGCTTAAGCAGACTGGCGATGAGATGGATGCTGTCTTTAAAGAGGCAGAACAGCTTGGGTTGGTCTTATCAGAAGACACAGCGCAGGGCGTTGAGGACGCAAATGACGCCTTCACTAGACTCAGAGGTTTGTTCCGTGGGACGGTTCTACAAATTACGGGTGCGGTTGCGCCTGCTTTAGAGGCTCTATTTACACACCTTAAGAACGTAAAGCTTGAAGCTTTGGAAGGCACTGGCGGAGTCGAAGGCTTTGCAAAAGCCATAGTCGAAAAGTTCCTGTCTGCTGTGCGCTCAATGATTGTTGGCATATCACAAATACACACTGCCTTTAACAATTTGTTATTTGACCTCAATGTAGCCATTTTCGATTTCCGCCGCATATTCGGTCTTGACGGGTTAGATGAGTCAGAGCAAAAAATCAAAGAAAAAATAATAGCTATAAATAACTCGCTTATGGCTATAGAAAAGTTTGGTGAGAAAAAAGCAGGCCGAGCTGTTGATACGCTTAGAGCGTTAGGTCTTCCGACCGTTGAAGAAGCAAAGGCTGAACTGCTTCGGCTTGTTGCAGAAAACGAAGCTGTCATGGCAAGGCTACAGCGGCCTATAAGACCTGATCCGCCAGATTATTCTGAGTGGCTTGCCACGTTTGACCGCCTCATTGCTGGCATTGAAGAAAAAACCGATTCAGTGAAAAGCGCAATGGAAGAGGTTACTGTCACTGCGCAAAAGCCTTGGTATATGCCATTCATCAATGGCGTAAAAATGTTTGGCAACTCACTCGATGAGCTGGTCAATGAAAAGCTACCTGACCTAAAGCAGATGGTAGATAGTTTCGCCCTGCAAACAATGAACAACTTTACACAGGCATTTGTCGACGGTGTGACGGGTGCTAAGTCATTTGGTGAGGCAATCAGAAACTTAGCTAAAAGCGTTGTTGATTCCCTAATTAAGATGCTCGTTCAGTATTACATTACTAAGCCTCTGTTTGACGCAATTAGCGGCGGCATTTCAAGTGCGTTTCCTACGGCCAGTGGTGGTGGCGGTGGTGGTGGCATGGGCATGCAAGGATTAGCCCGTGGCGGTGTTGCGACAGGTGGCGCGCCTTATCTGGTTGGCGAGAAAGGGCCAGAAATATTCGTGCCAAGTACGACAGGACGCGTTGTGCCTAATGACCAGCTTGGCGGTAGCGGTGTCACCGTCGTTCAAAACATCAACGTAACTACAGGCGTACAGCAAACCGTACGTGCTGAGATCGCTAACTTACTGCCACAGATTAGTAATGCCGCGAAGTCAGCGGTCGCAGATGCTAGAATGAGAGGCGGTGGCTTCAGTAAGGCAATGGTGGGTGCATAATGGCGGCGTTTCCAAATATAGGCTTTACCTCAATGACCATGCGGTTGCGCTCTGCAACGGCTATCAGCCAGTCACCGTTTACCTATGACCAGCAGGTTTATCAGCATCAGGGTGTAAGGTGGGAAGCAGAGGTTGAATTGCCACCATTGAAGCGGTCAGAAGCCAAGCAGGTAGAGGCGTTCTTTGCCTCTCTACGGGGCCAAGCTAACACCTTTACCCTTGGCAACCCCTTGCACGATACAACGGCTACAGGGACAGGCACAGGCGCTATAAACGCGACCACACTGACAGGCACGTTTGCGGGTGTAGTTGCTGGCGACTATTTTCAGATTGGCACTGCGCTGTATATTGTGACAGAGGCAACAAGCGGCACATCTATCAACATTATGCCACCGCTCAGAAGTGCGGCGTCTAGTGCTTCTCTCGACTTTACTTTGCCCAAAGGCACTTGGCGGTTAGCTACTAACGAGATTGGTTGGAGCATTAATCAGGCTAGTTTGTACGGTTTCACTTTTGCTTGTGTTGAGGCTATATGAGCAGGGTGCTATCGAGTGGGATGGAGTCGGCTGTCGAAGCCGATTTGGTGCGCCCGGTTGTATTGGTTACTTGCGCCTTTGATTCTGGTGACCTAAATCTGTGGAATGGTATCGGCACGCTTACGGTCAGCAGTGTTGACTATGTCGGCGCAGGCACCTTGCTTAATATTGGTGAGATCGCGGAGTCGTCAGAGCTACAGGCTAACGGCATCACTGTCACCTTGTCAGGCATCACCGACCCACTGCTGGCTAAGGCGCGTGACGAGGATTACCAAGGCCGTGAGCTAACTGTAAAGTTGGGAGCTATGGACGCGGCAAACGCCGTTATAACTAGCCCTGTTACCGTGTTCAGTGGCTTTATGGACACAATGGTTATTAATGACTCGTCAGAAACGGCGACCATTCAGGTCAATGTTGAGAATCGGCTGATTGAGTTTGAGCGCACACGCATCAGACGCTACACAGCCGAAGACCAGAAGATTGACTACCCCAATGACAAGGGGCTGGAATTCGTTGCGGAGATGGCAGAGAAGGAAATCGTGTGGGGCCGTAGCTTTGAGGGAGGCTCGGGAAGCAATGGCGTTAGAAATGATGGCGGCAGAGAAGACCCAGGAGACTTACCGTAATGAAATTTGCAATCGAAAACTTAGCAAAAGTTAGGCGTGAAATTGAGCCTTTACTAAAGCAGCACTATGATGAGATCGCGCTCAACAAAGACATCATCAAAATGAATCCTGACTGGGAAGCGTATGCGCGGCTCGACGCCGTCAATGCGTTACGAATTTACACAGCTAGAAAAGACGATCAGTTGATGGGCTACTTTGTGGTCATCGTTAGCAAGTCGCTTCATTATCGCGACCACTTGTTTGCTAACAACGACGTTATTTTTCTGACTAAGCCTGCGCGTAAGGGGCTTACAGGCGTGAAGCTAATCAAGTACGCCATAGACTCACTAGCGGCAGAAGGCATAACCAAGCTACACGTCAACACAAAGGCGCATCAGCCATTCGACGCAATCCTTGAGCGATTGAACTTTGAAGAAATTGAGCGCGTTTACTCTTTAGTTCTGAGGTAACGACATGGCTATTTCGGCAATTGCGGGGTTAGCGTCTATAGGTTCGGCGATGATTGCCGCAGGGGCGTTTTCAATTGGCTGGGCCGCCGCCGCAGGTGCTTTTGCGTTAGGCGCTGGCCTGTCGATGGTATCTCGTGCGCTGGCACCTAAGCCCAACATTGGCGCTCAGATGCGAGGTATTACACAAACAAGCCGTGAGCCTGCAAGCAGTCGCAAAACTATTTACGGCAGAATGCGCGTCGGTGGTCAGGTCGTATTTATTTCGCACTCAGGCGATGACAACAAGTTTCTAAACATGGCTATTGTGTTTGCGACGCATGAGATACAAGCCTACGACGAGATATGGTTTAACGACAATAAAGTCTGGGACACTACAAACGGCTTTATTGATGATTGGGGTACGTATGTCACTATCGACCGCAAGCTCGGTACATCAGGGCAGGCGGCCTCAACACAGCTTACGGGTGCCAACGTGCTTTGGACAGCTAATCACAAGCTGTCGGGCATTGCCTACATAGCCTTTAAATTAGAGTGGAACGCTAACAAGTTTCCTCAGGGCGTCCCGAACATCACCGCAGTCATACGCGGCAAAAAGGTATACGACCCTCGTGACCAGTCTATCGGCTACAGCCAAAACCCTGCACTTTGTTTGCGTGACTACATGCTTGACCAAAGCTATGGCCTTGGTGAGGTAGCGGCAAACATAAACAATCAATCAGTCATAGACGCGGCTAACCTATGTGATGAGCAAGTCACCTTGGACGCTGGCGGCGCACAAGACCGATATCAGTGCAATGGCGTCATTGATACTGCCAATCAAATCAAAGCCAACATTGAGCAATTGCTAGCCTCTATGGGCGGGCGACTGACTTACTCAGGCGGTGAGTATTTTGTAGATGGTGCTGAGTACAAGACGCCAACGCTTACGTTTACCGAAAGCGATATTGTCAGCGATATACAGACGCAGACTAAGCAGTCGCGCAGAGGGATTTATAACGGCGTTAAGGGCATCTTCGTATCTGAGGAAAAGAACTTCAAGGTTCTCGATTACCCTGCTCAGATTAGCTCGACGTATGAAACAGAGGACGGCGATCCTATTTACTTGGATATGGCTTTGCCTTGTGTCACTAACAACACGCAGGCACAAAGACTAGCCAAAATCGCTCTGCTGAAGTCGCGACAGCAAGTTGTTATGACAATGACGACAAACCTTAAAGGTCTGAGAGTCAAAGTCGGCGACACAATACAAGTCACTAATAACCGACTTAACTATAGCTCTAAGGTGTTTGAGGTCATTGACTATTCGCTTGCGATCACTGACGGCGCACTAGGTGTAAACCTTAGTTGTATTGAAACGGCATCCGCTATTTACGACTGGACAACTAGCGACGAAGAGGACTTTTTAAGCGGTGGAGAGCTGACGCTGTATGACGGTCGCACAGTTAATAACGTCACGTCAGTCGGTCACACGCCTATCGGCTTGAAAGGGCCAGATGGCAAGTTAATTACTTCGGTAGACCTTACGTGGACAGCGCCAACTGACGCGTTCATTGAGTTCTATATTGTCACTGTAGAGAAAGACAGTGACGGCAACGTCTTTGAGTATCAGACACGAGAGCCACGTCTGCGCGTCCCTGAGCTAACTATCGGTTCAGCATACGAGTTTATCGTTAAAGCCGAAAACCTCGTCGGAGTACGAAGCACAGGCACGACCTTGAATGTCGCAAGCCTTGCAGGTGATACGACTGCGCCTTCAGCGCCGACAAGCACAAGCGCGACAGGTGGCGTTAGGCAGATAACCGCAGAGTGGACAAACCCAACAGACGATGATTTTAAGCACGTTGAGGTTTACATTGCCGACAGTAATAGCATCCCTGGATCGCCTCACGGTGTCGTTAATGGCGAGGAGTTTGTCTATACGCTCGCAAGCAATGAGACCAGCGCGACGACTAAATACTTTTGGCTCAAGTCTGTTGATTACACGGGCAACAAGTCAGCTGCCACAAGCAGCTTTAACGCTACCTCAGTCGTTGCTAATACAACTGACGTAACCGACGACATCACCGATAAAGTCGATGAGATTATTTCGACACTTGACGACGATGCGGCAGGTGACGGTACAACAGACGACACTACAGCACTACAAGCGGCGTTCAACTCTGTATCGACATCGGGCCGCGTATTAGATGGCGGCAACAAGACTTATCTAATCACCACGACGATTAACGTCACGGGCGCGTTCTTCCGCATCAAAAACTTCAAGTTTAAGCTAGGTACGTCCTACACCGACCAAGGGCGTATTAACTGCGATGCTGGCTCTGGCACTACCAAGATGACCATTGAGCTGGATAACATTGTTATTGACGGTGGGCGCGGTGATTACAAGGTAGGTCGTGAGCCGTGGACTGTCGCCGTTTCTAACTTCTTTGGCTACAACAGCATACAGCCAGATCTAAGTGCGATAATTAAGGTCAATGCCTTCAACGAAAACACAGACGTGCGCGTCACTAACTGCCGCTTTGAGAACATTCACGCATTAGCGGCGGTACGCGTTAACTCTTATGGCACTACAATCATCCAAGATTGTGTGTTTAAAAATAACTCGTTTCAAAGCTTTGCTATTTTTCAGTCGGCAGATAGTGGTACGACGCAAGGCGGTCGCACACTAGTTTCAGATGTTTACGCAGAGGACATCGGTTTATTGCCTGATACATACGACGTTGATGGAGTACAAAAAACCTTTAGTGACAACTCAAGCACACAGACAGAAAGCCCGCAGGGGTCATTTAACTATGTTTGCTCCTTTGGCGAGTACAACATCACAAACGCCAGCGTTAAGAATTACGGCTCTTGTGGTGTCACTGCTGATCGCAACCTCATATTTAACGCCAGCAATATCACGATCACAAATGACTCAACACGCTCATTCAGCAACAACCCATCGGGCGCGTTCTGGTTAGAGGATTGTGAGATTGCCAACGTCACTAACCTGCACATTGACGTTAGCGCACGAGCTGGCATTGATACGACGGCACTCGA